ACAATAACGAAAACAACTTGTGGAGAAACTGCCGTTACTTCCGAGAACCTTGCGATAAGGTCTGATGCCTGGTCACCGCCAAAACCTAAATTTGTAATTTCCGAATTTGGCAGAGTAACTTCTAATCGTGTCTTAATACCCCCACCGACATAGCCTGTTTCAATAAACCAGGAATCACCAAATAAAGCTATTTTTTTTAGTTCAAGATTTGGTGAAAGCCCTGTTACCTTTTGAACTTGAATAGTATTGTTGATTATAAAATCTGCCTGTAATGCTCCTGTGGAAAGAACTGAAACTGTGATAGCTTTTACCCCAGCTTCTGAAATCCACATTGGAATATTGACCGAAGTAGGCTCATTTGTGTTTACCGTTGTAGATGTTGTTACAGAGTTATAAGTCCAGTTTACGGTAACATTGGCAGCGTTTGAGTTGATTACTAAAGTTAAATTATATGCGCCTGTTTCATTTACATAGAATGTAGGTGTTATAACTCCTGAAGCGCTTGTTGTTGTTGAAATCGTTGATGCAGGAGTATTTGCTGAACCTGTATTATTTAAGGTGTTTCCAGCACTCGCTGCTATTGAACCTGTTCCAACTACTGTACTTAATGCAGGAGTTGATACTACCTTATATTGTGCTTTGGTTTTACGCACCAACCAATCAGCTATCGCTCTGTAACCAAAAACATTCGGGTGCGATTCATTATGATAAAAAGAAGCTAAATAATCCCCCGTTCCTATCGCTGATTCAAATGGGGAATTAAATGTTATAGTAGTGCCAACAATACTTTTAATTGATGCGGTATAATATTCGCCATCCGTTCCTAAGTAAGCCATTAACTGATTTACTGCTAATCCTGTATTTGAGGAAACAACTAAGACAGTACCTCCCAATGACGCACCTGTTGTAACGGTGTATGTTAAGGATGGTGTTTCAGCACTTGTCATGCCTTTACCTCTCAAAAGACCATAGTGCATATCAAATACGCTTTGACCAGTTCCTGAATCTGTTAATCCTATTAAAGCCGTTGATACTCTCGCAGCCGATACTATATCATCAACCGTAGTTTTATAGGTTACATTATTACCGGACTCAGCAATAGGTAATAAATCCGAGCCTTCTACATCCCGACCTATATCGGGGAAGTCTTTTGTGTATATTCCGTTTATGACTGGCATATCCTTTTAATTAACTAATACATAATTACCACCATTATCAACATTAACCCCGACATCTTGCGCCCATACATTATAAGTCAAATCGCTATCAACTATCGCCCCATAGCCGGTCAATGTTCCTGTAAATTTAAGAAAATCCTCAGAACTTCCCGATATTGATAAATTTTCGATAAATGCCTGACCAGCATCGCCCTCAGTTGTTTCATCATCTATGATTGACCAGTCCATAATCTCACGATTGCGACCTTTGTCCTGTAAGTCAAAATAAGTAAACAAAGCAGCATCCTTAACGTAAACCGCTTCAAATGGAATTGAATAAGCGTGTAAAGTACCGAGCGACTTAATAGCACCTTTCTCCGTAGTCTTGCACGTTTGAATAAAAGCAATAGTCTCAGACAAACTATCTGAAGTTAAGCATCCAACTGGAATATCGTTTATGTATAAAATTCTCATGGTGCTGATAGTACTGTTACTTTTGTTGTTTCTCCGTAGTCAGGTTCAAGCGTATAGTCCTGAGCAATCTCTGCATTACTTATTCGGATTAATCTTGCCCGGCAAATATTCTCCTGCAAATCGTATTCCAAACCTAAAGGCATAAATGCCCCTGTTAACAAATTTATGACAAAATATGATAAAGGATTAAAGTATCCAAAAATTGAGCCATCGTACTGAGCATAAGGCAAGGCGTGCATCCGTTGTATTTCCTCTACTGCAATTCTTAAAAATGGTTTGTAGGTTGAGAATGGTTCTGCCAGTATTGATTCTGATGCGTAACTACGATACCATTGAACGGTTAGCGTTGTTTCATCCGATAAATACATTGCTCCCATGTACTGCTTTAAATCGCTATCTCCATTGAATACATTAATGGTATCAGGAACAAAAGTAAAAACCCCTCTTTGTGTTGCCGTATGAATTTCACCTATTTGAGTGCCTAAATCCTGATAAATAAATCCGGATATATTGGTATAAATAACATCCTCAACCGTTCCTGATGGAGCTAAAATCCTAAAGGTTATATCTCCACCAGATGGAACAATATTTGAATTGATCGTAAAAGTATTTGAAGTATCGGATCTGATTTGATAGTAATTTATTCCAGGTTCTACTGCAGTAATCGCCCAGCTTCCATCTGCTTGTAAATACCATGTTGTAGCGCCATCAAACAAGCTTATGACAAAATTCATATCTACCCCATTGATATACGATACTGGTTCATAATCAATGACTATTCGTAATCGATAACCATTTGTAATTGCAATTAGAGTATCGTTCTGATAGTAATTTGTAAGCGTTGGATAAGTCCCATCATCTGAAAAGAATATTAAACCACCCGTTAATGCAGTACCTAAATACATAGTTCCGGTTTTAGTCCATCCCGGTATGGTAACATCATCACAAGGTAAAGCAGGATCACCAACGCACCCCCTCGAAAACCCTGTGAAATCGGGATTATCTAATTTTTCCTCTAAATTCTTATTTTCACCGTACTTATACGACATTGAAGCATTTTTATAAGGCTTCACTATCATTTTAAGCTGATCTGTATTGATATGGAACAAAGTCGCAAGAACTACGCCCTCCGATTCACCACCTAATAACTGAGATAAATCTTTTGATGTTGTAAAGCCTGAATAAGCTGCTTGACCGCTTTCATATTTACGGAATACTAAAGTAGATGACAAAGCTAATTCACTCGGTCTGAAAACGTAGAAATCGCCCTCAGACTGAATGATCGTTGCAGTCCATTCTTCCATGACCGCCTTTAATACTTCCTCACAATTAAACGTATTGACAACATCCTCTTTTAAGAACCTTTCGGCTTCGGTATAAGTCATTGCCAGCGGGTCGTATAAATCGCCAGAGGTTTGCCGTTCCTCGTAAACATTAACACAGGTATAAATATTCATGTTAGGAATAGCTATCCGATTAATGCAATTATAGATGATATCTAAAAAGGATTGTTTACCTACCCAAAAATTACCATCGTTTTGAACATAAGCAAGGTTTTTGAGCAGTCCTAAAGTATCTACGGCATTAACCTGAATACCGTAAGGAGTGAACATGAATTGTTCCTGACATCCATCCGGGATAATAAACCCACGCCAAATAATCGAACCGCCCCGATATATTTGTACTAAGAATTCCCGCTCGTTTTCGGTGTATAAATCTTGAAGTTCAAATTCAGTTGTAGCTATCAGATTAAGGGTACATTCAGAACCTCTGATGGGTTGCATTTTGTTTTCGTTGGTATTTTGGTAACGTATTTGAACAGGATTCTGTTGAGCCTGTATTTGCGTAGATAAGCCACCATAAGCTAACTGCAAAATATCACATTGACACTCAGTTGAAGTTCCACCGATTACCCTCGTATCACGATCAGCATAAAAAGTAAAGTAATATCTTACGGAATAACTCATGGCCCAAACCTCCGATTTTTAGCCTGTGCCCGATTGATAACTAAAAGCAAATCAGATCCCTGAACTCTGGCAACTAATTCGCTACCTGAAAACCCGCCACCCATGCCACCGGATGAAGATACAGGACTTACTCCGCCTGATGGGGAAGATGCAGAATAACCACCGCCACCACCGCCACCTCCTGAAAAACCTCCGCTAAGTCTTGATGCACCACCCCTTACTATTCCGCTAAGTGCAAGTAAGGCAACTCCGGCAGCAATTGCAGCAAATGGATTTAGCGTTTTTAAGGCAGTTTGAATACCCAATAATGCCACTCCCGTAGCTATTGCCATTTGTCCTAATTGACCCAAAACAGAACCTAAACTTGCTAATAATGTAGCGCCTAAATTTTGTGCTATGTTTGAACCTGATGCCAAAGATTGACCAATTGCCTCACCAATACCCCCAAGTGTTTGAACAAGCCCATTATTAATTATATCTGATATATTTCTATTCCAATCTATAAACTGCTTATTTAGTAATTCAAATTGTTCTGCTAATATGGGTTGAACTGTTTGAAGCCCAGCTTGTAATCCAGCCCCCATAGTAACTCCGACCATTTTAGCTTCTGCAAATATTGCACCTCTGTCAAACTTTGGAGCGGTTGATTTTTTTGATCCTCCTTTGCTATCATCAAACAAAGTTCCTGCCTTTGCATCATCCGCTAATAGTC